TCGTCGGCCGCCGGCGTGGCCTCGCGGCTCACCATCCAGGTGTGAACGACCGGCGCGGACGGATCCGTGGTCGCGTCGACGAAGAGATTGTTAAAAGTCGCGTCCTCGTTCGAGAACCGGATCATCGAATAGATATTCGGCCCAACGCCGTCGACCGTCTTGAGCAGGTTGTAGATGGCGGCGATCGCAGTCTGTACACTCATGCGGTCGCTCCCGTGAATCCGCGCGCTGTAAAGGCGACGGCTAATTCGTGCTCGATGACGGGCGCGACCATCGGTTCAAGAGTCTCGAGCGCGCGGGCGAACATCATGTGCCCCTGCGTTCCGCGTTGGCTCATCTTCTTTGAAATCGCAAAGGCGATACTCAGCGCCTTCTTCTCGTCGTCGACGCCGAACTTCTTCTGCACCCACGGCAACAGCGCCGACGCCGGCGGGAAGTGCGGCCGCGAGCCGGTCTCGACGGGCGCTGCGTAAACATCCGCGCCGACGCTGGGGCTTACGCCGATCAGCTCGGTGAACATCGAGACTTCGCGGACAAAAGAAGGAACGACAGATCCGGCGAGATTACCGAAGCAGACGGCGGGCGGCAAGCCGTTATAGGGGGTGGTGATGTTTTCGACAACCATCTCCGCGCCCTTCACACCAAGCGATTCGAGTCCGGCCTGCACGCCGGCCTCGTATGCCGCGCGCAGCTCGGGCGCCAGATTCTCTTCCCCTCGGATTTGCGCGGTCCAGGCCATCGCTATCTCGAATACTTGTCGTGAACCAGGCGATCGACGCCGGAGTTTTGTTCGAGGTATTGATTGCCGAGAGAGAACGCTGGCCCGGTGTCGGCATCCGCAGCTCCCTCCTCAATACCCATGTGGTTGTAGTAGCGCTTGCGGAGCGCCTTCGCGATAGCCAGCATTTCCGCGCTCTTCGAGCGATACTGCACGACGTCCGCCTGCATCGAAGAGTCGCCCGTGCCCACATAAAACGAGGCCAGCTTCTCCGCCGCCAGGCTCGCGGCGAAATCGACGACGGCGTAGAAGTCCTTGTCGGGAACCGTTGACCCATCGCGCAGATGCCGCGCGGACCATGTCACACGGAGGGAATCACCCTCTGCGGGCGAATCGAAGTTGATGAGAATCCGGTCCGCCTGCCCCGGCGTTCTGTAAACGCGGAAGTCGGAATCGAGAACGAGCTGCGGAGGCTGCTGCTCGATCGGATATTCAATTTGTGAAATGATGGAGAAATTCGGCTCGAAGACGGGAAGATCGTCGCCTTCGCCTGGCGCCACGGGAAGCGCGACGTAGTTTGTTCCGTTGCCGTCGACGTCGCTCACAATCCACAACGGCGAATCCTGCGAGTAGCGCTCAAGGATCGCGCGAGCGACAAGCGATGGAAGAACCGTTCCGCCCGTGCCGCCCAGACGGTTCGAGTCGTCGGAGAGCACATTCAGAATCTCGCCTACAAAATCCGAGATGGCGTAAGGAAAGGGCATCGATCAGCTCTGTCTTAAATTGCGCAAGGGCCGCGCCTGGCTCGCGACCCACGCGCATTTATCCTGCCGCATCAGCCAAGTCTGCGGCGCGGTATATCCCTAGCTGTCGAGCTCGACGACGTCGAGGACGATGAAGCCAAACTTCGGCGCTGTCGTCGCGGGAACGGCCGTGATGTCGATCGTGACGACGTCGTTCGCGTTCAACCGCGCGCCGCCGGGATACTGGTTCGAACCGCCGGTGATGCCAACACCAATCGATTTGCCGCCGGCAGCGCCGGCGATCGACAGGCTGTTCGCCGCATTGATCGGAGAACCGTTGATATTGACGTTCGCGTTGGTCGAGCCCGCGCCCGTGCCTGTATCGCTCAGGCAGAGCTGCGCGCCTGCGATGCGCATTGCGCGCGGCGACTTGTACGTCGCCTGGCCATTGGCGACAGCCACAGGCCCCGGCAGCGGAAGAGTGATGGTGCTTCTGCGAAAACTGTCCTGCATAATTCGCTCCTGTTTCGTCGAACGCCGGGCCGAATCTCTTCAGCCCGGCGGCCGTGGCTGCATTCACCTGCAGCGAGGTGAGTGAGGCAATCGCGCTTACGCCTAATGGCTTAAGCTACGACGTTCTTGCCCACTCCGCGGAAGTCGATGATGGCGCCGTTGAACACCATCTTGACCTTGTATTGCAGCTCGTCCATCGTGAACTGCGTGCCGATCGTCGGCTGGTTGGCCAGGAAGATCTGCGGGTTCTCGATGCCGTCGAGGAAGCCGATCTCAAGGAAGGGCGCGTTCGCCTGGTTGGTGCCGTAATACCAGTCGTTCGTGTCCGTCAGCTTCTCGTTGACGTAGATACGCTCGTTGTTCACGCCGAACCGCTGGAAGAAGGCGTTCGAGCCGGCCGTGTTCGTCTGGTTGATCTGGCGCGCCGTTGCAGCAAGCGCCGGAGGAACCATCAGCCAATCGAGAGAAAGCCCCAACGGCTCGCCGGAATCCTTCTCCGTCTGCGTCAACAGAGCAATCTCAGCCGCGATCAGCGCGTCCTGAGACAACGCCGCGGATCCCAGGTTCGAGTGCGCGGAGTTGAACCAGGCCACAGCGTCAGCCGTGTAGTTCGGGTTGCTGGCGAAGAACGCCGTGATGTAGTTCTTCAGCGTCCAACGGCCCGCGCGAGCAAGCCGCCCTGGGAACCGCGCGATCGCGCCGAGATCGTCGTTGCGAATCGTCTCCTCGGAGATCGACAGCAAGTTGCCGCGCTTCTGAAGCTGATACGTGACCAGCTCGTCGGTGGGCGGCGCGATCTCCGTGTAACCAGGCGTGCCTTCCGCCACGATCGGCAGCTCGCCGAAGTAGCCCTCACGAACGCGATCCTGCAGCTTGTAATCGCTGATGGATGCCTTTGTATAGAGATTCGACAAACCGTCAAGCGCGAGCTCTGCCCAGTCCTGCAGCAAACGCTTGGTCATCGAATTCAGAAGGATGTTCGGAAAGTCGCCCGTCAACACGGCTTCCGACGCCAGCATGTGACCCGTGAAGCCGCCGCCTGCGCGGAGCTTCGCAAGATCCCAGTCGCCGGTGATTTGCGCGTAAGCCTCGCGCAATCCACGGAAGGCGGGAACGCCTTTCGTCAGTGACTCCTTGACGCCAACCGCGGCTTCCATCGCGAGCTGGAGTTTGTCGGCCGAGTCCAGCGTCACGCCGATTGCCGGACGCACGCGGCCGGTGCCCTCGAACGCAGCGAACGCGGTGCGCACGTTCGTGATTTCGGCATCGATCTTCGCCTGGGGCAGATCGGCTTCCGTGGCGAGCGCCGTTTCCAGGTGCCCTCGCGCGAGATCCTGTGCCGGCTTTGCCAACTTCGACGCGGCCAGCGAGGTCTCAATGCGATTGCGGCTCTGGATGCGCTGCGCTTCAGCCAGCTGCACGGCGACGGACTCAGCCGTCACGGTTGCGGCGGCGGCAGGCGCCTCGGTCAGAGCGGTGGTCACTGTTTCAAGAAAGGCCGGATATTCGGCCTCGGCGGTATTGGCGAACTTCAAAGCCAGCTCGGCTGCGCGCGGGGCATTTCTCGTCCGAAGCGCTTCGAGCATTTGAAGAATACTCTTCTTCATCATTGCTCCTTCGGCAGCGATTGCCACGCCGCCTTTGTTGGGGCGATTGGGAACAATCGCAGTGGATGTTGGGTTCACGGCGCGCAATTGCGCCGCGGAGATGTCGCTTGCCGCAAAGCTCGCGGCCGTGAGGAATTCGCCGCCGGCGCCGGCCCTGGCGCAGAGGTCGACGGAATAGAGCTCGCCGAGAGCCTCGGCGACCAGGCATTGCTTCCCTTCAACCATGCCGGCCTTGTAGCCGACGCCGGCGAGCATCGAGACAGCAAAGAGATTCAGCGTCTTGTTGTCGCGCGCCTCGTCAAGCTTGCTGCGCAGATCAGCCTCCGCGGTGAAAAGATTCACCGTGGCGTAAGCGCCATTCGTGTCCGAGCTTCCGCCTTCGAGCCAGCCGGCGATGCGATCGGGATCCGTGGCGCCGGTGGGATCGGAGCCTTTCTGATCGGGATGGCGGCGGCCGAAGGGCTTGCCGGCAACAGCCTCGGCAACCTTGGCGACGAACTCGGGCGGATAGTAGTGGGGAACAGCACGGCCATTCACGGCGCCGGTGCCCCATCCCGGCTTCAGCACGCGAATCTTATATTTGCCGGACTGCGGCGCCGCGTCGCCTTCGGTTGCAATAAATTCACAGTTCTCGGCAACGGGAACATAGGCGGTCGTCACTTCCTGCGCGTCGCCAAACTTCACATCGTCGCCGTCCATCGTGTAGGGGATGCGATAGAGCTTCGACTCCGGGCCGCGCGCAATGACGTAATCGTTGAATGTCTCAAACAGATAGAAGCGCGGATAGCCGTCGGTGCCCATACCGAACTGATCGCTCAGCGCGCCGTTCAAAAGATTCTGCTGCTCGTCAAGCGAGAGCTCGGCGCCGTCTGCTTCGGCGGCGATCAGGAACCGTAGGAGTGATTTCATTTCAGCCTCATTCTCACCGCTCGCCGCCGCCCGATTAGAGGCAGCGGCGAAAGGTGTGGTAGATGAAACACTGACGGAGTTTTTCGCCAGTTTGCTACTTGCCGGTCTCGTCGGCCGACTTTCTTTTTCCCTTGCCGGCCGGTCCCTCTTCGGCCTTTTCGGCGTTAACCGGGAAGGAGTACTTCCGGCCGTCCGACGTGGTGCAGATCCGCGCCGTGACTTCTTCGCCCTCGGTGTTCTTGAAGGTGCGCGTCGCGCGGTGCAATACCTGCCATGGCTCAAGCGCGTCGATGTCGTCCGCAGACTGCGGCGCAGGCACCGCGAGCATGGCGTTCGCGCTCTTCAGCGCGTGGCCGCGTTGCGCACGTTCGCTATCCGGGTAATCCCGCTTGGCCTGGGCAAGCGCCTTCGCATGTGTGTCGGACCATTGCTTTTTGGCCGCTGCCGGCAGATGAGCTGGCGGCGCGGGCGTGGAGGCGGCGACGGTAGTGGCTTCGGCTGGTGACATGGCAATTCCCTCTATGCAGCACGAGTTGAGACCGAGAGGCCATAGCTCTGCAGCAATTGGCGTTCCTGGTCTGTGGGTTTCAGTTGGTCATCGCCGAGGTGAGGAATCACCAGGCAGTGACAGTTGATCGTGTTTTCCGGCGAGCCGTTGGGATCGCGCGGATATTGCAGCTCCTCGTCTTCCACCAAGAACGGCTCGCCAGGCGCGCGGAGTTGGCCGTTTGCTATCAGGTGACCGATGCGCGGAATGAGCGCCACCGGAATGTGCATCCAGCTCTTCATGAGTCCTGGATGAGTCGGAGCAAGATCATTGATACGCGCCACACTCGCGAGCGATTGGACGCGCATGATTTCGTTGGTGGCGATCCCCATGGCGCGCACGCCGACCTGGCTGAAGAGTCCGGAGAAGGTTCCGTCCTCAAGCGTCGAGCCGATCTGCGCGACGAGCTGGGGCAGATTCATCCGGCCAAGATACGCGCGTTGAATCGCCGCGTTGATCTTCGCGCTCATGTCGCGCGTAAGGCCACCGATGAGATCGGCCGAGTATCCCTGCACAACCTGAAGCGCCGCGCGATCGATAACCGGCTGAACCATCACGGCGCCGGTACCGGCGGCGACGGTCGCGTCGATCTGCTGGGCCGTCTGCTGGTAGGCGCGCTCTTCGAGCGCGTTCACCTGGCTCGATGCCTGGTCGCCGAACTGCTGCATGATGCGATCGATCTGCGCCTTGAGCGCCTTCAGCCGCGCGACGTTGTAACTCGATGGATCGCTTCGCGCGATGTCGGCGAGGATCTCGCGATTGGCCTCATCCAATAGCTTCAGGATGCGAAGACGCGCTTCCGGCGACAACGCCTCGGCCTGCTTCGTGAGCAGGTCGAGTTGCTGGGCGTAGGCTTGTGCGCGCGAGTCGGCCATCAATTCACCTGCGTCCGCTGCTCTTCTTCGTCAAGCAGATCGTCATCGGTGCCCGTGCTGGCGGCGTCGCCGGGTTTGTTCAGGCCCTTCAAAGCATTTGCGAGCGCCGACTGCGGGAAGAACTGATCCTGCTGCTTCGCCGCCCTGTCCGCCTTCTCGGCCTGCGCCGCTTCGTATTCTTCCTGCGAGTCGTCGATGTCCACGCCGATTTCAGCGAGAACCGTGTGGAAGGCACGCGCGGCGGTTTGTCCCGTAACCCATCCGCCCTGCTCGCCGGCCTGAAGCGCGATCGCAACTCCCTGGAGAACCTGCGCGCCCTTCGTCAGATCCTGCGTGGCGATCTCGGGAAATTCGATCGAGTAGCTTTGATCCGCCGTCCCCGGAAGAACGCCCGCTCCCTGCGCGGACTCAATCACAAAATCGAGAACGCGCGTAAGACAGCGCGCCAGGTGATTCTGGCGGTCCTGAATCTTGCGCTGCACCGGAGCGTTCATCTCGACGGCCGCGGCGCGATTGGCGTCGACACCGTCGCCGAAGAATGTGGGAGGGAGGCCGGCGCCGCCGAGGCCGTAGAGCTTTACCATCGAAGCGCCCGCCGCCATGTCCTGGCCTTTGAAGTCCGGCGTCTGCGCCTCGATCTTCACCTGTTCGTTGGTGACCATCACGCCGCCCTGGCGCGGCGGATCCTTGGTGAGCTTGTTTTTGTATTCGTCGACCTTCTTCCCATCGGCGCCGGTCAGCGTGTAGTGCCACACGAATGAATTCAGGAAGCGAACTTTGTCGCCGAAGTCAAAGATCATCTGGTCGAAGAGATCGATCCAGTCGGCCAACGCGAAGAGCTCAGAGAATCCGCGGCTCGCGGACTTCGCCTTGTTGAGCGTGAAATAGAAGCACTCGCCGGATAGACGGCCGTAATCGTCCTGCTGCGGATCCTCGACGCGGCGCACCAGCAGCATTGGCTTCTGCAATACCTCGCCAACCTCGCGGCGAAGGCGCACAGCGAAAGGAACATTG